AATAGGTGTGAGGGAGATAACCACACCAGTCAAAGAGTACTCTTTACCTGGCGACAAGATGACCTTTGGTGATCTTAGCCTAAGGTTCTTAGTCAATGAAGACTTGGATAATTATTATGAAATTTTTAAATGGTTGAAGGGACTTACTAACCCTAAACACCAAAAGAATTTTCAGAAGTATCTTGCTACTGTTGACGAGAGGGGTAGAACAACAGAGTTTGATAAGATGATGAGTGATGCCCGTTTACTTATACTTAATAGTAATTACAACACGATATCAATTATCAATTTCTTGAACATCTTTCCAACTAGTCTTACTACACTAGAGTTCGACGCATCAGCAACCGATGTTAATTACCTCACAGCAGACGTAAATTTCAAGTATACTATGTACGAGATAACAGATAAGAACGGAAATACTATATGAATCTAGACACCTTGAATGACATGTGGGAGAAAGACTCACAACTAGACGATGAAAAATTAGATCATGACTCTCTAGCGATCCCGAAGTTACACGCTAAATACCTACGACTTTACAACACCTTTAATACCTTAAAGGATCAACAGGAGTTGGAAGTCAAACGCACCTATAGAGATAGGTGGGAGTACTATACTGGTAAAGCGGAGAAACCATTTCCACTCAAACTCATCAAGACAGATGTACCTGTATATCTGGAAGCTGATGAAGTATACACTAAGTCCGTTCTTAAACTGAAGTACTATAACCAAATGGTTGAGGCATTGAAAGCCATTATGCAGGCGATCAATAACCGATCCTTCTATATTAAGAATGCGATAGAGTTCGCTAAATTCCTGAAAGGTTATGAAATCTAATGTATACATTCAGAAGAAGAACGAAGTATATCTGACTGTTGAGTGCGAACCGCACGTAGGTTACGAACTAGCAGACCAGTTTACTTTTGAAGTGCCTCAAGCCAAATTCATGTCAGCGTACAAGAAGAGGTATTGGGATGGAAAAATCAAGCTATTCTCCCCAGGTACAGGCGAAATTTATGTTGGTCTTCTCCCTTATATTACTGCGTTTTGCGAAGAGAAGGGGTACGAAGTTATCCATAGGGACAACGAATTTTATGGACTTCCACAGGAAGTGGATGGATTCATTACTCCCCAAGGACTAGGTGATTGGGTCAAGACACTTAACTTACCGTTCAAGGTTAGGGACTATCAGTACAAGGGTATCTACGAAGCACTACGCAACAAGCGTAAACTATTACTATCACCCACAGGGTCTGGTAAGTCTCTAATGATATATGCACTGTCTAGGTTCTGGGCAGCAAAGAAATTACAAACACTCATAGTAGTTCCTACGACATCACTCGTCGAACAGATGTACAAGGACTTTGAGAAGTATGGGTGGAATGCCAAACAGCATTGTCACAAAGTATATGCAGGCACTGATCCTAGGTCTGAAAAGGATGTGGTCATTACCACATGGCAGTCAGTATATAAGTTACCTAAGACATACTTTAAGAATTTTGGTGCTATAATAGGAGATGAAGCACACCTATTCAAGGCAAAGTCCTTGACTAGTATTATGAATAAACTCTATGACTGTAAGTATCGCATAGGGTTTACTGGTACTTTAGATGGTACAGAAACAAACCGCCTTGTACTCGAAGGTGTATTTGGGACTGTCGATAAGATAACTCGTACCGAGACACTCATAGAACAAGGACACCTTTCCGAGTTTGAGATCAAAGTACTCATACTTAAACATGAGAAGAGAACCTTTGACACCTATCAGGAGGAGATGGACTATCTTGTTGACCATCAAGGACGTAGTAAGTTCATACGTAACCTAGTTTGTGACCTATCTGGTAACACTCTCGTCCTGTTCAACTACGTTGAACGGCATGGTATGCCCCTTTTTGATATGATAAATACTAAGGTAGGAGAAGACAGACTGGTCTTCTTAGTCCACGGTGGGGTC